CGCACTTACAAGTTTATTACCAAAAGGTATTAGACTTCGTAAAGGTAAGAAATGTGATAGTTTGATAATTCAAACTAGAAAGAGAACAGTAGATGCAGAAGGTAAAGAACATACTATACCTGATTGTAGAACTGTAAGACTAGGTGTTGCTAATCCTGCTTCAGATGCAAACTATACTGAAGCGTTTAAGGTAGCATTAGAAGAAGCTAAAAAAGAAAAACTTTTAGCTATTGCTTTGTTATCAAATGGTACAGTAACGCAACCTGACCTCAAAAAAATTAGAGCTGTTGGCACACTTAAAATTGTGTATGACGCTTTGTTTGCTGAGAGATGGAAACATGTAGAAACTGGGAATGATGAAAATATAAAAATTTATGCAAAAGATATATTTAATTATTTTCCTAGTGATATACGATTAGATGATATGCAGACCCACGAATATTATAATGGGTTTGTAAAACTCATGAAAAAAATGATAGTTGAAAGACTTTCTAATCACATGGGTCATGTATCAAATCGTACAATAAACAAACGATTAGGATTATTAAGAGATATATTTCGTTATGGAATAGCTCATGGCTTGTTAGACCAGAGCAAACTTCTTAATCCTGATATTAGATTAACTCACATGGGGTGGGAAAATCTAAAAGTCACAACCATTAAAAGTAAAATGGCTATGACCTCTGAAGAAGAAAGAATGATTAAAGATATTTGTAAAGATAATGGTTATCATGAATTTGCAAATGCTTTGATTTGGTTAGTCGATACAGGTATGCGACATAGCACTGAATTTTTAAAGCTCACTATAGATGATGTGGATTTTAAAAGAAATCATGTGCATTTCAAAAGACCTAAAACAAATAGCACCTCTACAATTCCTTTAACACCAAGAGCAAAAGAAGTTGCTTTTAATCTAAAGGATAGAGCAAACCTAAGAGAAGATAAAAGAGTGTTCGGACATTTCACTACTCGTCAAATAAGAACTATGTTTGATAAGTTAAGAGAATTGTCAGGACTTAAACTCTTTACGCCTTATATCACAAGGCATACGTTTATGACTAAGTTAGCTAAGAACAAAAACTTACCTGCAGTGATAGCAGAATTAGGTGGAGTAACTGTTGAGACTGCACAAAAGTATTACACGCACTCAAACAATGAGATGCAGGTTGATGCTATTGCAAATCTTAATGGGAATGAAGAAGAAGAAAACTCTTTAATAGGACATAACTCTAAAGGGTTGATAAAATAAATGAACACTGCTAATTACTCAAAAACAAATATAGTTGGGGGATTGGCGGAATTGGTATACGCGTGGCACTTAGGATGCCATGTCTTCGGACGTGCGAGTTCAAATCTCGTGTCCCCTACCAACAGAAGTAACAACTGGAAAAATTGTTATCCATCAAGCAAACTTCATGGGATTGGAAGTTGCACACGTAGTTGCACTTGTTGCATTAGTTGCGTGAATATAAAAATAAAGGGTGCAGATACTAAGGACAATTTGAGAAGCGTAAGTCTTAGGAACGCCTGCACCCCTACCACTATATTCACTACTTCATATAATACAGCAATAACAACGTGTTTTAATTAACATTAAGTATATTCGGCACTGCATACGTCTTGCAACACCATGCAACTAAACTAGCAGGGTGTTACATTTTGAATAATGCAACAGATGCAGTAGTGAATATCGAGGAGAACACTATGAGTACAGACAACGTAATACCAATAGAACCAAAAACTTTACTACAACAACAGCTTGACGAATTAATTAAGGTTGGCGTAGGTGGTAAATTTAAGAACCAAAACTCAGATGACTATGTAAAAAAGATAGCAGAAGAAATAGCTTTTGAAGAAGCTATGATTAGAGGTGGTATTACAAGATACCAGAAACTAATCACTGAAGCTATTATAGGTGGTCAAGAAAGCACAACCATTTATGGCATAGTTCTTCAGCAAAAATATATCACTGCTTTATCACAGATGATTAATTCTGAGGTTAAATCAATGACTTCAGGACAAGCAGGTAATAGGCAAACAGCTTTAAAGCTATTGTGCCAATGTCTACCAAAATCAGCATTTATTAACGAGGAGTTCATAACGAACAATCCTAATGTCTGGGACACAGTAAGTCTTATTGGATTGAAGAATGTGATAGATGGTATCTCTGCTGAAACAACTCTGAATAAGTTAGCTATTAAATTAGGCACAGCTCTAATGTTAGAAGCTAAAATAACCATCTTTAAAGATGAGGAAAAAGATAAGTACAATCAAATAGCTAAAAGACTGACTGGTAAGAATATACCACAGAACGCTAACAGGTATCTTTATAAACGCAAAGTTTGGACTTACTGTATGAATAAGCACAAGCTACAGTTTGATGATTGGAGTAAGGAAAATCAACTGCATCTAGGTGTTAAGATTGTTTCTTATTGCGAAGCGTTAGGATTAGTTAAGCATCAAAATAGAAAAACTAGAAGAACCAAAACTGTTTGTTATGTGGAAGCTACACCTAAAATCATAACTGAAATAAGAAACTTTAATATTAAGAACGAAGCCTTGTTTCCTAAATACCTACCCATGTTAATGCCACCAAGAGATTGGGAGAACCCATTTGTAGGTGGATATTATGGCAAGAAGCATAATTACAAACAGCAATCAGCAAAAGACATAAGTCAATCAATCAATAAGGAGAAAAAATAATGCACTACAATTTCGTCAAGGCAACTAACAGAAGATACTTAGAAGAACTAAAAAATATGGCTCATGAGATGCCTGTTGTTTACCAAGCGGTAAATACCATGCAACATACGGAATGGGTAATTAATAAACCTGTATATGAGGTTATTAAAGAATGTATGGATAATGATTTCCCATTAGGGAAGCTACCAGTTAATCCAGATACATTAGAACTTCCAGTTAAGCCTGTAGATATTTCTACTAATCCTGAAGCATTAGTTAAATGGAAAAGAGAAGCATCTAAAGTATATTCAAATAGAGCAAAACAAAACTCTAAGTTTATTCAGGTAAGACAAATCATGGAAGAAGCTAAAATGCTTTTGGATAAAGGTGGTTTCTTTTATCCATATCAATTAGACTTTCGTTCAAGGGTATATCCTAAACCTGCAATGTTAAGTCCACAGTCTGCAGATTATTCTAGAGCTTTATTAACTTTTAAATTCGGAAAAAGAATTGGAGATAATTTTGATACACTTGCAATAGCAGGTGCAGGATTATTTGGAGAAGTTGATAAAGAAGAATTACCAATAAGAGTACAATGGATAAAAGATAATATGGAAAAAATTATTCAATGTGCAACTAAACCATTAGAATATACTAAGTGGGCAGATGCGGATAAACCTTTTTGCTTTCTTGCTTTTTGTTATGAGATGAAAGCGTACAGTGATACAGAGTTTGATAGTTCATTTATAACTACACTACCTATTCAGGCAGACTGTAGTAATTCTGGTCTACAACATTACTCAGCTATGATGAGAGATGAAGTAGGTGGTCAAGCTACTAATCTATTACCAAGTAAGAAACCTAGTGATGTCTATAATTTAGTAGCAATTAAAGTTATTGAAAAACTTAAAACTAAAGCTAATGAGTTTGCTAAGAAATGGACAGCTTATGGAATAAATAGAAAAATCTGTAAAAAACCAGTGATGTGCTTACCTTATTCATTAACTAGGTATTCATGCAGACAATATCTAGAAGACCATGTTGTTAAGGAGTTAAATGAACGTGGCACTAAACATGAGTTTGGAGATGATTTATTTAAGGCTACGTCTTATTTAACACCTATTGTTTGGGAAAGTATTAATGATGTTGTTGTTAAAGCCAGAGACATTATGGATTTTCTTAAATCTATTTCTAGATTAGTTGCATCAGAAAACTTACCTGTGTGTTGGACAACACCATTAGGATTTCCAGTACAAATGATGTGTTACAAAAAGGAAAGTAAAAGAGTTAAAACTAAAATGGGCGACAGCATTGTAAAATTATCTGTTGCTTCTGAAACTAATGTAATTGATAAAAGGAAAACTGCACAAAGTATATGTCCTAATTTTATTCATTCATTAGATGCTTCTGTTTTACAATTAGCTGTAGTGAAAGCTAAAGAAGCAGGAGTTGATAATTTTAGCATGATACATGACAGCTTCGGTTGCACTGTTCCAGAAAATAAAATAATGGCAGATGCAATACGTGATAGTTTTTGTGAGATATATAAAGAAGATGTTTTACTTAACTTTGCAAATCAGATGAAGCAAATGTTATCTGATAAAAATTTAAAGAAGTTTCCTGAAATGCCAGTTAAAGGAAACCTTGATTTAGAGGAAGTTAGAAAATCTATATTTTTCTGTATTTAACTCTATCCACTGCTTCATATAAAGTTCCCCTTATAGCTAACTGAACAAGTAGTTAGCCAATAAAAACAAAGGAGCAATATGAGTAATATAATACCAACACAGGTTAGTGTAGCAGGCGAAGCTATATACCCCCATCTTGTAAAACCAGATGTTCGATTTAACGAACTTGGAGAATACAAGGTAACTTTAAAGGTTAGCAAATCAGACGCTACAGCAATGGTCAAAAATATAGACCAAGCCATAGTAGACAGTCTTGCTAAAGCTGAAAAAGAAGCAAAGGGTAAAAAAGTTAAAGAAGCACCTAAACCTTATACTGAAGAAAGCAATTTTGTTTTCTTTAAATTTAAAATGAAAGCGTCAGGCGTTAATAGAAAAACACAAGAAAAGTTTTCTCAACGACCTATACTTTTAGATGCCAAGAAAAATCCTATATCTGCAGACGTAAGTATATGGGGCGGTTCAATAATGAAAATTGCATATCAAGCTGTAGCATACTTCACACCAATGTTAGGTGCAGGAGTAAGTCTGCGATTGAAACAAGTTCAAGTTATTAAACTAGTTGAGGGCAAACAAGACAATCTTTTTAAAGAAGAAGATGGTTTTGAAACAAAAACAAACACAACTGAACAGGCTAAATCTGATGTCACACCCACAGTACAAACGAGTTCGGATTTCTAAAACAGTTGAATTAAAAAGTGGTTTAGAGGAAGCGATTTATAA